CTAACATCTTGGATGTTAGGAGGGACCCCCTGTTGGACAGCTACGTTTTATACTAGTCTAGCTCTAGTTGATTGATACGAATAAGTCTATAAATATGATGACTGCTACTTCCGTGTTGATCACGGAGGTAGCTTTTTATCTATTTGTAGCATCGATCATGATGCTTAAGCGAGATGAAATTAAAGTTAGTTATTCATTATTTTTCCAGTGCCTAGTCTGCAAACTAGGTGGTAAAATTGCCAGAACTCTGTAAAGAGTTCTAAAGATAATTTGATGGGGTAGCGCCCATCATATTATGACAAGTATTTTGAATTAGTAAGTTTAGATTTCATTGGAATGTTTTGGTCATTCAAGCCTTTGTTGTTTATTATAACTTGCTTCCCCTTTTGGGGACTCAACAATTTCTGCTGACGAAGAAGTTGTTGTTTTATAAGAATCGTTAAAACTCAACTGTTAATGTGTTAATACAGTTGTTTATTTGGCAGATGTTTATATTTGTTACACATTTCTGATTCAATTTATTTGATTTAGATATTCTATGTTGTATGGAAAGAAAGAAACTTTTATATGATAATGTTCCACTAGCGTGTTGTAGGTGTGAGACTCGAGTACTCACTACAATTTGGAAATGGCTCTGTAATTGGAAAAGATTTCTTTTCTACTTTTATCATAGTTGCTCATGCGAGCGTAATTATTTGATGATATATTTTGATGATGTGCGGAAAATTTAACCTCTATCTATATGAAAGTTTTGATTATTTGTAAATCACACGATGAATATTGCCATGGAAATGCACTTTATATTCTTTTCTGACAAAGCAATCACTCCATGAGGAGTGGGAGAAGCTTTGGTTAAGAATGTGTATTGTTACCATGTATATTGAAGTCGTGTAGGCGTCTGGTTATAGGCCAGACTGATTTGCACATTTGATTAATTGGATGTATTTATGTTTTAGTATCCAATAGAAATATTACCTATTATATATAGTTTAGAATGCCGTAGGAAAGCATTTTGAATGGTAGGATTATTTTCAGGTACTGACCCTGGGTAGAGATACCAAGATCAGAACAAGGGGAGGAGAGACTGATGCCTTCCTGACCGTATACTTGCGCGTTGCCCTACGCAAAAGCCGATGCGGCACTCTTAGGAGAACCTGAAAAATAGTATGTCTTTTGCATACGTATCACCAAATTGTGTAATTCACCCGGATTAACCACCCGGATCCCCGGATCGTAACAGATTTGGGTTTCAAAAATGTGTTGCCGAAAATAATTTTTCAAAACTACAAAACCAAATGTTTGGAGGTATCACACAACCTCAAGAGATGGATGTCTCGAAACAGTTTGCTGCGAGCAAATATCGTAAGCGAGCAGAAAGCAAGCGTAAAGAAATTGTTAGGAATAAGAAAAACCTCGAACGTGAGTATGAGGATCTTGTTCAAGACATTAAAAAGATGCGTTTGCGAAAACAGAACAAAGCTCTTGCTAGGAGTATCAAGAAATTGGAAAACTTAAAGCAAGAAAAGAAGCGTATGAAACGCATTGCTCATACAATGGCAACACCAAATGTTGATTTAGTTCGACAATATGGTGTGCCTTTGCTCGATATTCTTCATTCAGTTATTGAAGCTGCGAAAACAGCTCGCGATTACGTTGGAGAAGAGCTTTTGAAATTCTTGTTGGATCTCTTCACTACTTTGTATAACATCTACAAGAATCCTGAATGGGCAGGTGTACTTTTGAATATCACAAATTTCTTTGTGAGAAATTTTCAACAGAAACATGCTGATTTAGCACTCTTTTGGTTTAAACAAGCCTTTGAAATTGCTTTTCCGCAAGCTGATGGAAATTTTTCTTACTCTGAATATATTCTCTCATTTTTTAAGATGTCAGATTCATTTTTGAATGATCGAGTTTGGGAGAACATTTGTGATTTTTACACCAAAATTATGACCTTGTACGCTGCAGGAAAAGAAATGATTTCCGTGGAAACTTTAGATTTCGAAGTTATTTGCAATAAATTCAAAGAGTTTAGGAGTAAAATTCCTGATCTTTCTGATGTTGTTGAAATGGCTTTCGAAGCTTATAAGTTTGTTACGGGTAATTGGACCAATATTTGTTCTGGTGATTGGAGCAAATTGCTTTTGGGTCGTGATGAGACAAAGATTTTTGAGTTGGAAGTTCGTGAACTCGAACAAGCCTATAACTTTGTTTTGTCAGGACAAGAAATCGAGCTCAAGAATATATATGGCATTACTCCTGATGCCTATGAAGCTCGGTTGAAGAAGGCTGTTGAAACTGCAAAGAAGTTGATTGTTCGTGCAACAAGTGTACAGCAACGAATGAGTGTTTCCAATTTCATTCGTAAATTGACTGAAATGCAATCCAATTTGTGGGCAAGAAAAGCTGATGCCCCGTCGAAGGAGGAAGCTTATGCTATCAAGATGTCTGGTCCATCTAGTTGTGGGAAATCAACCATGATAAAATTGATGTCCAAGACCATTTTGAATGCTTATGGGCGAAATCCTTCCGAAGGAGGAAATGTTGTGTTCACGAATCTCGATGAGAATTATGAATCAACTATCCTACCTTCCCACCGAATCATTGTTGCCGATGATGTTGCCAATAACAAAAACAGTAAGCCTAACTATGATCGGTTGTTGAATTATATTAACACTGTTCCTCGACCGCTTGAAAAAGCTTCTGCTGATGAAAAAGGTAAATATTATCCAGGTAATGATGCTGTCATTGCAACTACGAATGATGAAACTCTTAGGGCTATGGAATGTTCTGTGTGTCCTGAGAGTATTCTTCGTCGTTTTGCACTTGATGTTGAAGTATCTATTCGTGAAGAATACCGTAATGAATTTGGTGGACTCAAAAAGCAAGATACACTTCGTTTCGATGTGTATTCTCTCGTTCTCAAAAGGTTTCAATATATTGAGACAAATGAAAATGGAAGTCAAAATATTGTCTGGGATGTTATTCCACGTTCTGAATGGAATCCCCATGATGATGATGAACATGATTTCCATGCTATGTGTTCGTTTATTGCTAAAGATATTGCTCAACACCGTAGACGTCAACAAAGCCAAACGATTATTCAAAAACAATTGGATGATTGTGGCTTTTGTGGAGTTTGCAGATGTCCTGATATTATTTGTTCTTGTGCTTCAAATATCACGTCAAAAGATGAGAAAATTGAAGCTGTGGCAATGATGAACTTTCAAAGCTATTGGCAAGGTATGAATACCCAAGAACTTTGGGATTTGCGGGTTTCACTTACTAATGTAGGCTTCTTCTTGAAAAATACATCAAAAACCTCTCTTTTGTGGTACAAGATGTATAAAGATAGAGCTTGCTATGTTCGTGGACTTGCAATTATGATATTGAGTGGATTATTCTGCACCATTTTTGGGGCAAAATTAGCCCAAACTCTATCATTTTCTTCCTTGGGGTATATGTGTTTTTTGTACACTAGAACAATTCGACAAATTGATGATGAGATTTCTCGTCGTCAGGATCAATTGTCTAGTTTGTGTGAAGATATTTCAACCCATTTAGAAAACAATTCCCGAAAGTATTTTGCCATTAGTGGTGGTATTTTTCTTGCTTATGGTTTCTATAAGGCATTGAAACCATTTTTAGTTAAGAAAACTCAAGATAAAACAACTTTCCTTGATCCCCTTGTTGATCATTTTTCGAAAACAATTGATTGTCCTGCAAAGGGTGAACATGTTTTTGAGATTCAAGATCAGAGAGATTATAAGGAAGGTTATTCTCGGTTACCACCAAAAGATACTGCAACATCAAGAACCACGACCAGTTCTGATTTGCAGCGCTCTTTGGCAAGAGCATTGCGTGTTGTCGTAACAAAATCGAAAGGACAAGTCTATGGCACTGTGAATGGAATTATGGTTGCATCTAATGTTATCATGGTTCCAGCTCATGTTGTTCCATATGTCTTTCCATTTGATATTGAAACGACTACTACGCCTGGCGTTCCTAGCGCCAGGACGAAAGACCAAAAATTGACAGAGGAATATTGTTATATTGATCGTGAACATGATCAAGCATTCATTCATCTGGCATCAAGTCCAGCAAGTACTGACTATTCTAAATTCTTTCCAGAAGAATATCCCACATTTTATAACAGGTCGACTGTCTTATTGTGGAAATCTCCTGAAAATGAAGTTAAGATTAGCAAGCAAGCAGCACGTCCTACTCATGAGGATGTAAAATATGCTGGTTTTCTTGAACACCCAGGTTGGTTATGGGGTCAAAAGAATAAATTTATAATTCTTGAAGTCTCGAAGGGTGAAGGTCTTTCTTATAATACCGAATTTCGAGGATTCGGCGGGTTGTGTGGAGGTCTATTAGTTGATGCTAATCTTGGTATCATCTATGGTTTTCATGTTGCAGGTATTCCTAACTCTCATCAAGGTTGGAGTACTTGTGTTCTACAATCCCATATCAAAAGAGCACTTTCCTCGCTCAAAAAGACAAGTCCAAGTCTTGTCGTCCACTCGGCAAATGCTGTTTCTGTTGACACTTATGGTCTGCCTTATTCATTGTCAAATGAGAAACCTCTCTACTTGCGTGAAGATGGTACTAGAGATAAGACCATTGTTTCATATCTTGGAAAAGTGTTGAAAGATGGACAACCTTTAGAGAGTCGTGCACGTACACCGTATATGCACACACCTTTCAAAGGTATCGAGGAAAATCTTGGTGCACGGAAGCACCGACCACCTACAAAACCCAATGATGTTGCTAAAGGAATGAAAACTTTGAACAAGTTGACAAATCCTGTACAACATTATGAAGGAGATATTTTGAAATTAGCAATTGCTGATTATCAAGAACATACTCTAGATGCTATTCGAAAGGATCCAGAAGCTTCAGAAATATTGAGAATTTACTCGCAAGAGGAAGCAATGGATGGAATTGGAAAGTTTGGATTAGGTGGATTACCAAATGATACTTCTGCTGGTTTTCCCATTCAGAAATCGAAGAAACATTGTCTAAAACGTGATATCATGGATGAGACACTCGTTCAAGTACCACGTGAATTCAATGATAAATTCGATATTCAGAGTGAGATTGATCGAACTTTGGAATGTTGGAATAATAACCTGCGTTCTGAATCAATCTATAAAGCTAGTAGCAAGGTCAACGAGTTACTACCAGAAGAAAAAGCAATAGATAAGGTCAGGAAATTTTACGGAAGTTCCTTTGCCAATTTTGTTGCCTCCCGTCGAGTTCTAGCGGGAATTCCCCAGATCATGAAGAAACACTGGAAAACAACGGAATGTTTAGTTGGAATCAATCCTCTTTCAAAGGAGTGGAATGAGTTTCATGAATATCTCACTGAATACAGTACGAAAAATATGATCGCTGGAGATTTCTCTGGTTTTGATACAAGAATGGCAGCACAAATCACAGCTGCTGCTGCAAAGATAATGGTTTCTTGGTATAGAGAGGTTGGTTGCACAGAGGATGAAATACGTCTAATTGAGGGCGCACTTTCTGATATTGTACATCCCAACATTCTCTTTGATGGAGATTTATATCGCTTTGCAAATGGAAATCCCTCAGGTAATCTGATTACTGTTCAATTGAATAGTATTTGTAATTCCATTATGATGCGATATGTGTATTATGCCATGATGCCCAATATTAAAGAAAAGTTCGCTGTGAATATTCGTTTGGGTACCTATGGAGATGATAATGCTATGTCTGTGAAGAGGCATTGCTCCTGGTACACACACACTGCGTGTCAAAAAGAATTCGAGAAATTGGATATTGGGTACACAATGGCAGATAAGGGTGCAGAATCACGACCTTATATTGGGATCGAAGAAATTTCTTTCCTAAAAAGAGGTTTTGTGAAACACGAGACACTTGATATCATTGTTGGTCCAATCGAAGAGGATTCAATTTTGAAAAGGTTTCACTGGGTTAAGAAACCGAACGAATCTCCATTATCGTTTTCAGAACAATTTGGAGCTTATACTGATGGAGCTCTTCGCGACAAGTACCTTTATGGGCGTGTTGCGTACGAGGAGTTCTCACAGAAATTGCGAAATATTGTTGAATTGAACGATGATTTGAGAGGAGTTGTAAATTTCATTCCATATGATGAAATGACCCAAATCCTGAAATCTGATTATTCTGACGATTATGTTAACAAGAATTTGAAACTTTTCACAGAATTTTGCGGTGTTTCAGAGGAAGAGATTGATTTCAGCTCTTAATTGAGTTGTATCGATGTTTTCCAGAAATTTTGAAGTCTTTTCACCCCAATTGTAGACAGGTCTCCACGGAGAACAGAGAAGGGGCTTCGTATTGATTACGGATAGAGAGATTTTCGTCATTTATCTCTAGACGCTTGCGAAGCAGCATTTTTGTACGCAAAGGTATTGCAGTTTGACCAACTGTACTATCTCATAAAAATCAGTGGTTACAAATTTTGAAATTAATAAAATGTATTATAAAATCTATATGTTATGTAAAAGTATTTGCATTTTTATTGCAACAATCTCTACGATGTTAGGCTTTATAGCTTCGGCTTTTAGTCAATTCTGTTTTGTAGAAGAATTGTTGTCCAAGGTGTCTGCCATTCGTTGTGGAGCAGAGGACTTGGTTGGTATGACCAAACAACAATATGTTGATCGTTTAACGTGGTTGAGGCAATTGATGCGCTTTAATTTGTTGAATTGGCATGACCGTAAAAACTTTGAAAGGGTATCCCATATTTTGGAGACTTTGAAGCTTGACGATTCGAATGGATCAATTCGAAAACAGCCTTATTGTATTCTTCTCACTGGATATCCTGGATGTGGTAAATCTAATTATGCTTTAAAACTTGCTACGGCATGTTTAAGGGCAAAATATGGAAAAGCTTACCCACATGATATCGTTACTTTGAATGAAACGGATGAATTTCAATCTGAATTTAGAACTTCGCACAAAGTTGTCATTTTTGATGATCTTGGAGCAGAGAGTCCAAATTTAAATACAAAGAATCCGTGGAGAAAAGTTATCGATTTCGTGAATAATATCCGAAAAACTTCATTAAATCCAAATGTTGAGATGAAAGGTAATATCTACATTGAACCAGATCTAGTCATTATTACTACCAATCTTGGAGGAACATTCGATACTTCGACCTACTGTCAAGCACCTAGTGCAGTTTACAGAAGGCTGAGAAAAGTTTTATTCCTCGAAGAAGGTTTTGTTGATGCAAGAACTATTCATATAGATCAAGCTTCTCATCAAGCACAAGTGGAGAATGTAAGAGTTTTTGATTCAAAATCAAGTCAATGGAGGGTTGGGAGATCAACCCCAAGGACACTCTTACAAAATGAAGTTGTAAAAGATTTCCTTCTTTTCGACGAACAACAAAGGCAATTTGTGAATGAAACTAATTCTATTCTAGATAAGGTTGATAACAAAAATGTTTTTATGTGTTTTTATGATGATATGATTCGTCCTATGATGCCATCGGTACATAATTTTCCTCTTCGTGTGGAAGAACAATTACCTTGGTATCAGAGAACTTATCGCTCATTATGTCGAAAAGAGGATATGCCTATTTGTATGTCAGGATCGTTATGCTATTCAACAGATTTTTCTGATATTCTGGAACCACAAAGTGGTTATGAAATTGATGAAGATTATGAAGAAAAGTTAACAGAATTTCTGTATCATCGAATTGATTGGAAGTACTTTGAGCTTATACAGCACAAGTTTTACGGAACAGATTTCGAAGTTTTCGATGGAATGATCCTTGATAGCTCTTGTGAGTGGTGTTGGAAACCCACACGACGATCAAATCTTTCACGAGGTTTAGATTGTACTGAACACCAATTACAATTAGCATACAATAAATATAAAGCACGTCAAGTGCTTGAAGAAGATGTGGACAATACATCAGAAGAACAACTCCAGATTAGCATGATTTGGCATTATCTTTACAGAAAGTCGAAAGACGTTATGTTAGTTAATGATAACCAAAAAGTTGTTACCTGGATGAACCAAGAATTAGAACGTTCTGCTCTTGGGCAATTACAATCTTCGGATACAATGGCCATGGTACAGTACGTTGTTGCCATGCGCGCTTGTAAACGAGGTTTTCGATGTCTTGGCGTTGAATATTCATTATATGGTTTTAAACCTGATGTTGTATTAAAAAGTGGTAAGATTACAATTGTTGTTGAATGCAAGAATACCAAAAGTACTATGGGAAAGAAACAAGTGGAGAATTATTTGAGATCTCTTCAAGATGATGGTATATTTGCTTTAGGTATCCTATTTTCACAGAGAGAAATTAAGTTTTATTCACTTGAACCTTTGCCTAATTCTTTGATTGGTAATGCAAAAGAACTAGTTTTTGATGTTCTGAGTGAACTTCAAAAGCGTTCTGAACAATTTGGAACTAACCATTTTTCCACAATAGACCGTTGCGGTGCGGTCGGACCTATCGGATTATCCGATGAGTTGAGCACAAACTCCCCGAAAGGGAATTCATGAGACTATATGTCTGGTGTATAAGAGATGTTTATCTGTTGAGTTTGTCGCTCAACAAAAGGTTTACTCTTATTAACCAGCCTACTTATGAATGGGGTTGTGCTTGTGCACCCTCGAAAGAAATCCATGCCAGCTTTGCTGGCTTGGGTTTTTATTTTCGAGGGTGTGAGCCTG